AGCAGAAAAATGGCACAACAAATCGGACAGCTAGTAACCCTAGAAACCAAAACGGCTTTGCCGCAGCACTTCGATACGTCGCGGATGGACGAACTGATGAGCCGTTCTGAGCTTTCGATAGCAGAGTGCGATGAGTTACGATCGATTGCCTTAGCGATGCCTGTCGAGAACATCCCAGTCGAAACCAAAGAGCTTGCCAAGCAGCTTCAGTTTATCGAGGCAACCCTGCCAAGCAAGAACACCGACGAGCAAAGCGGACAGATGCGGACAGCAGTCTATGCACGGATTCTTGGAGGCTACACGAAAGAAGCCCTTAGCTACATGACTGAGCGCGTCTGCAAGGAACTTGATTGGTTCCCGACGCCGCGCCAGTGCTTACAGATATTGGATAGCTACACGCCGCGAACAACCAAAAAGGACAAGGCGCTTCGTATCTGTTTGAATAACACGCAAGCAAGGTTCGAGGAATTTATTATGTCGCTGCGATGCCGTGAGCCTGTCGATCTGACAGACAAGCCAGAGCGTTGGTTACGGATTGCTGAAGATCGCGGTTACCTTCGCATTGTGGATGGGGAATATACAATCAGGTGACCAAGAGCGCAGCCACAGACCTAATGTGTGACCTGGCTAAATATGACCTCGGAAGCATATCTATGGATGATATACGAAAGAACTGGGCCAAAGGTAAGTATTCTAAAGCGCCAAAAGAATGGGCTTTGGCTGCAATCGAACATGCAAAACGGCAAAAATGATATTTAATTGAAAAAAGTGCTTTACATATAAATATGCCAAGATTATGAGGGTGCAACAGCAACGGAGGCAATGCCTCGCCTTTAAGGAGTAAGTTTAATGCTAGTAAAGTTTTCCACACTCGCTGACGGTGTTTTCATCGAAGTCACTGACGCTGATGAGCGCAAGCCTTCCGATCGTTGCTTTCGCTTTGATAGCAAAGGTAATGCAGAATATGCGTTCTTTGCTGATCTAATTAGCAGCAATCCAGCTCCTCGCTGGTTCGCTCACTGTTTTCACGAACGCCAGTTCACGTTCGCATAACCAGAGGCTAGGCCTCGTCAATATGGAGGATTAAATGAACCAATATCAAATCGCAATCATCGCGCTGCTGGCACTGGAAGCCACAACGCTAATTGTCCTATGGCAAACGCACGTTGACCGCACTTGGTGGCGGAACGCATGGACAAGGGACGCAACGGAATTGCTGCTCTTAAAACGCAATGCTTCACTGCGCGATTCCAAGACAGGACGCTTTATCAAAAAGGACAAAATCTAATGCTGTATGCAGATTTAATTCGAGGATGGGCTGAAGACCGCAACCTAATCAAAGGCAGCGATCTAAAAAGCCAATTCGTAAAGCTGATCGAGGAAGCTGGGGAACTGGCTAACGCTATCGCTAAAAAGAACGACATAGAGTTTGCGGACGCCATTGGGGATATGGTTGTCGTGCTAACCATCATGGCTGCACAGAACGGTATGCAGATTGAAGATTGCATCGATGGCGCATGGCAGGAAATCAAAGATCGTAAGGGCAAAATGATTGACGGAATTTTCCACAAGGAAGCCTCATGACGCCAAAGGAACGGAACCTGGCAGAGATTGATGCCATTGCAGAGTTATACGGTTACACAGTTGAAGACATTTTGGGTAAAAGCAAATTGAAGACATTGGTAAAAGTAAGGCGCAAATGCGTTGTAATGCTAAGAGAGAAGGGCTATTCAACCACAGAAATTGGACGGATTATGCACCGCGATCACAGCACCATTGTTCACTCACTGCAGAAGATGGCAGCGGCAGCAGAGATGGAAGAAGCATGACGGAGGAAAAGGTCAATCCTTACCTCATTCATGGGCCAGCACTCATATCATTCAGTGGTGGTAGAACATCTGGATATATGCTCAAGCATATCCTTGACGCGCATGGAGGAGTGTTGCCAGATGATGTTCATGTGACTTTTGCCAACACAGGCAAAGAGCGCGAAGAAACATTGCGCTTTGTGCATGAGTGTCAAAGCCGCTGGGGAATTAATATTCATTGGCTAGAGCAATCAGATCGGAAAGCCAAAAGCTATGAGGATCGGTTTGTTGAAATTGGTTACAACAGTGCCAGCCGAAACGGAGAGCCATTCCGTGCTTTGATTGAGCGCAAGAAATATCTACCAAACAGCGTCATGCGCTTTTGCACTACAGAATTAAAAATCGAACCCATGAAGTTTTTCATGAAGTCCAAGGGGTATAAAAAATGGACTAACGTGGTTGGGCTTAGGGCAGACGAAGGCCACCGTGTATCTCGTGGAGCATCTGCTAACGAAAAAGGTAAAGACCCTTGGGTTTCCGTTTTCCCCTTATTTGAAGATGGAGTTACGCAGCGAGATGTTCGCACTTGGTGGGCAGAGCAAGATTTTGATTTGCAGTTGCTGCCATTCGAGGGAAATTGCGATGGCTGCTTTTTAAAGGCGCGTCCAAAGTTAATGGAGATTGAGCGGACGCAGCCAGGTACTTTGAAATGGTGGGCCGACATGGAAAGCTTTGCCAGCGATATTTGTTCAAAACAAAGCGCGGCAACGTTTCGCTCTGGATACGGATATGATCAGTTAATTGATGCTGCTCGTAATCAGGGAGATTTATTTAAAGGATTTTTTGATGAAGACCCAGACATGGATGCAGAATGCGGACTTTGGTGTGGAGAAGCGCCATGACGCCAGCAAAGCTTAAACTAGCTAGAGCCTACATGGGCTACAGCGTAAACGAGATGGCGGACGCTCTCCGCCTATCGCCTGACAATGGCGGCACAACCATTCGCAAGATGGAAGCTGGCAAGGTGCGTATTACTGGGCCAATCATGGTTGCAGTAGATGCAATGCTAAAGGGCTATGATCCGTTTGATTACGACGAGGAGGAAGATGATGGAGAATATTAATTCACATCAGGTAGGCGGAGACCATTACGCATCCAAGAGCGTTCAGCCCTGGCAAGCAATGGAGTCCTGGATGTCGGCAGAAGCTTTCTCAGGATTTCTGCAAGGGAACTGCATAAAGTACCTTGCACGCTATCGTGACAAGAACGGCATTGAGGATTTGTTGAAGGCGCAACACTATCTGTCAAAGCTGATTGAGTTGGAATATGGACACAATGACTGAGATGCTCTAAAAGGTTTTTACCAGACCTTTTATGGAAGCTGAGACAGATGGCATTGACACCTAAACAAGAGCGATTTGCTCACGAAGTAGCATCAGGTAAAACACAGGCAGACGCTTACAGAGCCGCCTTTGACGTTAAGCCGACAACTAAGCCTGAAACGTGCCAAGCTAACGCATCAAAGCTAATGAGCAATACTGACGTTTCAACAAGGGTTGCCGAATTACGAGCTGCTGCTGCTGAACGTGTTGTTTGGACGATGGCAGACAGCCTTGATGTGTTGTCAACGATAGCTAAAGGCTTAGACGCAGACGCAAAGCCAAGCGACAAGGTGAACGCTGTAAAAGCAATCAACGCAATGATTGGCCTTGATGCTCCATCCAAGCTGAATCTCACGGGCAATCTGGTTACACACATCCAGCGTGAAGTGATTGATGACAACGCTGAAGATTAAAACACCGCGATGGTATAAGCCATTCTTGCAGCCAAGCCGTTACAAGGGTGCACATGGTGGGCGAGGAAGCGGCAAGAGCCATGCCTTCGCTGAAGCCATGATTGAAGCGCACGTTATCGATCAGACGCGCCGCTCTGTATGCGTTCGTGAAATACAGAAATCCCTAAGCCAATCAGTCAAGCGCCTACTGGAGCTAAAGATTCAGCAGATGGGTGTGCAATCCTACTTTGAAGTGCAAGAGACACAGATTAAATCTGTGCATGGCGATGGCCTAATCATCTTCCAGGGAATGCAGAACCACACAAGCGATTCCATTAAGTCGCTCGAAGGCTATGACTGTGCATGGGTAGAAGAAGCGCAGAGCTTATCGCAACGCTCTCTCGACCTATTGCGTCCTACAATCCGTAAGCCAGACAGTGAGCTATGGTTCACATGGAACCCGCGCAACAGCACCGATCCGATTGACGCACTACTTCGTGGGCCTAATCTTCCGCCAAGCGCAATCGTGAAAGAAGTAAACTTCCGCGACAATCCTTGGTTCCCTGATGTTCTCAAAGCGGAAATGGAATACGATCGAGACCGTGACCCTGACAAGTACAAGCACGTTTGGCTTGGTTCGTATCTCAGCAACAGTGAAGCGCGAGTATTCCGCAACTGGACTGTCGAGGAGTTTGAAGCGCCTGAAGACGCAACGCATCGCTTTGGCGCTGACTGGGGCTTTGCTACAGACCCAACAGTTCTGGTTCGCTGCCACCTGATAGGCAGAAAGCTTTACGTTGATTACGAGGCTTACATGGTAGGCTGCGAAATCGTGAACACGCCAGACCTGTTCCTGACGATACCGGAATCAGAAAAGTGGCCCATTGTTGCTGATAACGCTCGACCCGAAACAATTAGCCACATGAAGAAGAATGGCTTCCCGAAGATTATGCCAGCCGTGAAAGGGCCTAAATCTGTAGAGGAAGGCATTGAGTGGCTGAAGAACTACGATATTGTTGTGCATCCGCGCTGCCAGCATACGATCGACGAGCTATCTCTTTACAGCTATAAAACAGACCCCTTGACAGGTAATATTATTCCTGTCTTGGAAGATAAAGATAATCATGTGGTGGATGCCCTGAGATATGCTTGCGAAGCTTTGCGTAGAGCAGCGCCTAAGAAGCCAATAGATGCAATGCCCATGCCAACGCTGAATAGGTGGTAATAATGCCAAAAGCACGAAGCCCAGAATCTTTGCCGACATTAGAGCAAATTAAACAATCAATCAGATATTGCCCAGATACTGGAAATTTCTTTCGCACCGTATCCAAGGGGCGAGTTAAGGCTGGGGACAAGGCTGACGCAATATTCGGAAATGGTCATTCATATGTTAGAGCTTTAGGTGTAGCCTTTAAGTCCTCTAGGCTTGCATACTGCTTTATGACAGGTTCTCACCCTGGAGAGCGTGATGAGATTGACCATCTAAATCACAATCCGCTAGATAATAGGTGGAAAAATCTTAGAATAGCAAATCGATCACAGAATCTTGCTTGGCGCAGAAAAAGAGCTATTGCATCTTCTCAATTTAAAGGAGTTACTTTTAGCAAAGTCTCCAATAAATGGCGTGCTTATGGAACCCTGCCAAGTGGTAAGCAGAAGCATTTGGGATATTTTGAGAACGAGTTTGACGCGGCTACGGCTTATAATGTATATGCAAGCAAGATATATTCTGATTTTGCGTTTGTGAATAGGTGGTAATGAATGGCTCGACTAACTAGAGACCAGCGTTTTGCAAACGTTCACGCTAACGCGCTGGCAGAATTCGATCGTTGCCAAACAACCATGCGTGACGAACGCTTGCAGTGTTTGCAGGACAGACGCTTCTACTCTCTCGCTGGCGCACAATGGGAAGGCCCATTAGGTGAGCAGTTCGAGAACAAGCCGCGCTTTGAAGTAAACAAGATTGCTCTAAGCGTCATTCGCATCATCAATGAATATCGCAATAACCGCATTGGCGTTGACTTCGTATCCAAAGACGGAACAGAGAACGACAAGTTATCGGCAACTTGCAATGGTCTCTATCGTGCGGATGAACGTGATAGCGGCGCTGAAGAAGCTTATGACAATGGTTTCGAGGAAGCAGTAGGCGGTGGCTTTGGTGCATGGCGCTTACGCACTGTGTATGAAGATGACGAAGACGATGAGAACGATCGTCAGCGCATCCGCATTGAGCCTATCTTTGACGCTGACAGCAGCGTTTTCTTTGACCTAGACGCAAAGCGCCAGGACAAAGCCGACGCTAAGTATTGCTTCGTTCTCTACAGCATGAGCTTCCAAGCTTACCGCGATGAGTTTAACGACGATCCAACAACATGGCCTAAAGACATTCAGCAGTCAGAATTCGACTGGTGTACGCCTGACGTTGTGTATGTTGCTGAATACTACCGCGTTGAAGAAGTGCGCGAGACTGTTCGTATCTTCACCACTATAGACGGCGAAGAAGAACGTTACACGCAAGCTGACTTTGACGCTGACGAAACGCTTGAAGAAACCTTGATGGCTGTTGGCACTGTAGAAGTACGCCAGAAGCGCACCAAGCGCCGCAAGGTTCACAAGTATATCATGAGCGGTGGCGGCATCCTTGAGGATGCTGGCTACATTGCTGGCAAGAACATTCCGATCGTTCCTGTCTACGGCAAGCGTTGGTTCGTTGACAACGTAGAGCGTTGCATGGGCCAAGTGCGCCTAGCAAAAGACCCGCAGCGCCTGAAGAATATGCAGCTATCGAAGCTGGGCGAAATCAGCGCACTGTCATCCGTTGAAAAGCCAATCCTATTGCCTGAGCAAGTTTCAGGTCACCAAGTGATGTGGGCAGAAGATAACCTTCGCAACTATCCTTACCTCCTGGTCAATCCTATCACTGGCCCTAATGGTGAGACTCAAGCTGCTGGGCCTGTCGCCTACACCAAGTCGCCACAGATTCC